GTTTCCCAGTCACGATCTTGATGGCAGTAGATATTATAAATAAATGGATGGGAACAATAAAAATTTTAAAAATGTTGTTTTTGGTTAGCTTATAGCCCGGCTTCATTGCCGTTATAATCGTTTTCCTTCGATAGTCTACGTCCTCTGTGAGGTTCAACTGATGGTGTAGATGACTTCAATGTCATCGTAGTAGTAGTGCTCGGACCAGAGTACTTCCCAGGAATCACTTTCTGGTGTATCCTTTTGGGTAGGTCTTGTTACCTTGAGGCACGGGAGGAAGCTTCTTGAGGTTCCTTCTGGGAGCAGGTGAGGCAGAGACAACGCGCTTTTGAGATCTTGGTGTTCTTGATCTCGATGGTCGTGGCGCTGGTGCTCTAGGGAGTGGGTACGCGGGTGGCCCTGCGATCGTAACAGGGGCCGTGGAATAGATTTGGCCGTCGTAGTGTCGCTGCTGCGGTGGATAGTGCATAGGTTCTTGCATGCGCATTCCTCGCATTGTTGAGACAACATCAGCCATTGTCGAGCCAGCATTTCTGTAGCGATCTGGTGCTTTAGATTTGCTCGAGCCGCCAAACAGACCTGATAAAAGGGAAATGCCTTTTGGAATGAGACCTTTAAGAAAGGGAAGGATAGTTCCAAGAAAATTATACTTCGCTTCCATAGCGTCTGGCATTCCATAAAACGTGTCCATTAAGGCCTGCATAGCAGCGAGGTCCGGCTTTGGTGATACGCGGGATAGTCCGTTCCACGGACCGCCCCAGACTGGTTGAGCTTCAAATCCATAATATGTCTTTATGACGACGGGAGACACAGTGGAACTGCTTATCAAGCCTGAGGGGTTGAGACCTTGGAACCGCATAAATGTCCAAGTCATGTCTTGCGACCATAACGTGTCGAGCATAACATTAGCCTTGTCGATACCGGCTTGTTCGACTAGCCGAGTGAAAGAACCGGGGCCGTTGGTATACTGAGTGAAGGTGTAGCACTCATACAGACCGTTAAAGTCGTCCGACGTGCGGCTTCCGGCTAACCAAGCGGGCGTGACAGTGTTTAAGCGTTGTACTGCGAAAGCACCGTCGACAGCCTTACCTGCGTATGAACGCATGGAGTTGGTTAGCATTTGCGATGGAGAGGGCATAATAGAAGCCTCGTCGGAGTTGTAGCCAATCTTTCCGAGATTGATGACCTGAATGGTAGTGCTCGGATCGAGAGATATACCGGTAAACTTGATAGAGGCCTTTCTGAAGTAGTGCTCCACAGCCGATTGGTTAAAATCGGAATGTAGGGAACCACCTAAGGTGCATCTACCGTCGTTAACGGCATCCTCAACGAATTTAGCAAAATTTTCAGGTTGTTGCCAACTAAAAGTCGACAACTTGCCGGCGAACAGAATAGCTGGATTAAACTGTTGCACATTGCAAGTTCCGGTGTTGTTGAACATGGTCTGGTTTGAATAGACCGTGGCCGACTTGTAGATTGGGCGGTAAAGATTGACAGTCTTTTGCCATACGCTAAAATCAAAGTTGTCCTGGATCTTAGTGTTGGCAACATCTTGGAGGTATCGTGCGGATTGACCGTAATAACAGCCGATGTAGGAGATGCGCGCGCCAGTAGGAAAAATTAGGCCGTAATCGTGGACGTCAGTCCAGCCAGTTGTCTTGGTGACTCCTGGTCCGGTGTTGACGGTGCAGTCCATTAGTACGTCGTTGTTTCGCCATTGGGTGATAACTTGGGTACGGGCATCGTTGGTCGGCAGACCTTCTAACTCAGGCACGTTGCATGGAGGGTGAGACAGCTTCAGAACCATAGCTTTCGCTGGGTTCATATTCTTCTCAGAGTGAGTTTGAAGACCTGTGTCAGCACGGTCGTCAAGGTGCATTGGGTTCTCTGTGATGGGCATTGCGATGGTGGTGGTGGTATGCTTGTTTTAATTAAGATTAAATATGTTTATACGTGTGTAGGTAGAAGAACACGTAAAGATAAAGACGAAAAACAAACATAAAGTATAAATGGTTGGATAAATAATAGAACTAGCTAAGAAAGTAAATAAATCTAACTAAATTAATAAAAAGAAGAAATTATGTACAGTTTCACCATTCGCCATTATAGACAGGCTCTTCTACAATGCATAGAGTCTTTCTGATAGTGGGGATTGCCTCAAAGTTATAGGAACGACTATTCCTGAGAAAGTGGAACCAGATGTTAACAGTATCCGCGGATATCGCTCGGCCGCTCAATCGCGTGTAGTAAGCAGCGACCATAACGCATCCTTCTCTCAGTTGTTGCATGTTCTTCACAGCGTTGCATCGCTCTTGCAGCGACAGTTTTGCTTCATCAAAGTGTTCTTGATCTCTATAGGTTTTGCCCAAGAACTTGCAGGAATAGCGGAACACATCAGGGAAGAGTCCGTAGCCGGTTAGAAACCAGCCAGCGAACTCGCCGATGGGGCTATTGTGCAATTTCAAGCCGTGACCTGTGTAGTTCAAGATTTTCTCAGCTTGAGGAAGCATAACGCAATCGTGGCAAGAAACGGTGCTATCGTCTCCTTTAAAGAGAGCGAAGTCCATGTTTTTATAGTCGAACAGTGCAAAGCAGAGTGCCATATTGCCGATGGTGTTTTCACAGATGGTAAACGGGTTGCCAGAGAATTGTTTTTCTGAACCTTGGAGAGTAGCGCGTCCGTCTTTAGTCATTGCGGTCATTTTCCAATGATCTCTATGAGCTTCGAACCATTCGATAGGCAGGTCCGGAATGCCCATGGCTTTAACTAAAGTGGACGTAAGCATCGCGAATGGTTTCCTGTAGGAGGAATCCCACTCTGAAAAGTCATTACAGGTGTACTTAGACTTAGACGAGCGTTTCTGTATCATCTCGCAGATCTTATCGTTCAGAACAGCTTCACTATCATGTGTGGCCAGCATGATATTGCGTTTCTCTTTCTTAAGAATGGACTTGATTTTGTCTAATAGTGTGCGGGCGATGCCACCGAAGATGATGTTAACCTTCTTCTGATGGGCAGCTACGCCTTGGCCTACTTTAAATTTGTTGTCAAATCCGTCCGTGTCCTTGTGTTTCGTCTGGGTCTTGTTGAAAAACCCAAGGTCGGCGTCTTTCTTAAAATCGAAAATTTCCTGGAACTCATCGCTGGTGTAAACCTGTTCTCCCATTTTCTCGCTTAAACTTTCTAGATAGGCAAAAGAGTTGCGAATGAGCTCTTCGCGCGATGTTTTCATATCGCGTTTGAGCTTTCTGGTAGAATAGGCTGAGCCGTAGAGTGCAATCAGGAGCGCATTGTAAAGGCTGGTGGCGCAAAATTCTCTGTCGCGTCTGTTGTTGTTGCGGTATTTCTTTCCGTATCTGGTGTTGAGTGTTTGTAGAACCTGGATGGCTACGTTGTTGAATTGTTCTGTGATGCAGTTGACATGTTCACTTATCCTGTTTATGTTAGAATCCTGCGGCACGGGTGTTAATAGCGCGGCATTCGTTCTCAGGACACCTCCAGGTGCTGTTGGTACGGAAGCGATGACAGTAGCGTGGTGGACGCCGCTAATGTCATTGACGGGTTTGCTTACTTCTGTGATGGTCGCCTCAGTTGTGGTCTTGGTGCCAATATCGTATGCGATATGAGCTTCTTGAGTTGGTTCAAAAACGATCTCGGGATCCACATAGATGTCGTCGTGGAAATGCAAGTCGTTAACATTAGTGTACGTGTTGATCAACGTACCACTCATATTATAGAACCTCTCTAAAGAGTCAGTTTCGCCTACCATGACGAGCCTTTTGGTGGCTCTAGTCAGGGCAGTGTACGTTAATGACGTATCGTTGAGGTAGTTGGAAGTAAGCGCAGCCCCATCAAGGTATAGCGCAACAACCGGAGCGCGTGATCCGGTATAGGTCGTTACGGTGCTGACGTTTTTGTGTTTTCCGCTTTTGGATAATCTCTTTTGCGTCTCGTTGTTAACACATATCACTTGAATGCCGGCCTCGATGACAGCCTGGATGTCTCCAGTGAAGCGGCAAAGTGAGTTGACGATCTTAGAATGAGTGCGCAAATGCCAATCGAAACGATTATTCAAGAGACGAGTTATGTCTTGGGGAACGGCGTAAACATCAATCATGTTGTTGCGTACACCGATGTCCTGGAAACTGGTAAAGTCTCCAAACCCAAAAGATTTCGTCTGATGAATGTCGCCTATGACTATAAGCTTAACATTCTTGTATGCGTTAATGAGAGCAGCGTACTCTACACAAAATTGTGATAATTCATCAATTACCACTACGTCTCCATCTTTAATGAACCCTTTAGCAAAAACAGAGTGCATGGTGGCAGATCTAACGCCTAGCTTCTGATGCCTTTGCGATAGTTCTCTCGTCGGCGAGGCGAGAACAGCGCCAGGATATTTCTTGATAACTCCCATGGTCTTGTTGGAGCTAGCTGGTCCGCTGTAGACTAAGATGGAACCTCGGTGAGGTTTTGTGCTGTCGACCTTTATCTTGTGTTTGCGAAAATCGCCTGAGAAGAATTTGTCAATGAAATTATTCAATCTACTCGCAGAGATGACATAACTGTGAGTCGTTTCGCTCCGATGGTATAGATCGAAAACGTCTTCAAAACTTCGCTGTTCTTTCTGCTGAAGTTCTGTTAGAAGAAAGTATCTTTCACTTGCAGATCCGGGCAAACATTCGACGTTCTTAAAAAGCGTCGCGTACTGGTACACACAATGTGGGTCGGCGAATGTCTTAAGGAAAACAGATCCTTGGCCGTTGAGATGTTCACGGCAGAAGCGTACTGCTTTCTCTGTAAGTTCCTCCGAATTCACGTCGCGTGCGGCGTCACTTATAATAAAATCGAATTTTCGCATCCCAAAGATTTTGGAGAAATCACCGGTATAGTTAGTGATCTGGATCGCGTCTTGGCGCTGCGTGAAGCGTGCGCAATTTTCGCCTGCATAAACTCCTGCGTAAATCTTAGGGTGGATCTCATTCTCAAGGCAACGGTCAAAGATTTCGTTGATTAGGTAGCCAGGTGCCGCCGATAAATCACAAATGGTGGAATTGTCTTTGATGTGTGGGAGCATGCGCTCGACCATATCCTTGAATTTCGCAATTGAACCGCCTGTTCGTAAAAGAGAATAATGTGAACCACTAAAATTGATAATTCCGGTTGATGTAGGATTCGGAAAGTTAGTGATCTCGACAGTCCCGGAAGTTGCGGGTCCTCCTGTCGCATTATGGATGCTGATGTTCATACGGTACCGAACAGCGAGAACAGGAATTACAAAAGCGCTGACATTAGATCTCCACTCGCCCTTCATGATGTAATTGTTAATATCATCCATAGTAAACTCAGGTTTTTCTGTGGACATAAATTCATCACGGAGAGCGGTGAAGGCATCACTAATGACATCACGTTGCTTCTTCTTGCTTTCTCGCGGTAGCGCTTGCCAAATTGCCTTCATCGCGCAATGTCCGCCAAGAAAAGATCTCGGAATGACGGGCAACTGCACGGGCAGCAAGCGTCTTTGCTCAATATCATAAGCATCGAACTCTTTTGCGAGTCGTCTGGTAGCAGTTCCTTGGCCGTACTGTACAACACTGATGAGCGTGTCGCATGATACATAACCACCATCTTCATTAGGATCATAGATGTTATTTCCCATGAATATCGACTTAACTAGGAGATATCTGGCAGACCATGTTGGTATTAGTCTGGAGATGTCAGGCCAGTTCGGTGACAATAAGATGATGGTGCCGTTGAATTTAGTATTCACGAGATGTTGATGTATTCTCGTATAGAACTCTTCCAGGAATGGCGGGTTGAGGTAGAGGATGGCGTTGTCTAGAAATATTCCATCGAAAAAGTTGTATTTTCCTATTTCAGGCTCGTCGGTGTTGTACTCCTCCATATGCTTGTTGGAAGCATTGGCGAAACACTCCAGATCGATGTGCCCGAGCATGTAGAAAAATAGGTTCGTCGTTCGCGTGTACAAACCTTTAACTCTTTGGATGTCCCAATTCAGATGCGCGAGTTGTTCTACATATCGCTGCATTCTCTTGTTGCGAAAGTCGTTGCACAGCGCCACTGTGTCGACCTCCTCGTTCTTAACAAGAGTAGAAACATCAACCTCTTCACTCTTCACAACCTCCGGTGTCATGGCGGTTGCTACCTCATTTTTGATCTCTTTAGGCGGTATCATGCCCTCATCGATTTTGATCTTATCATCGATGGATTCGTCAAGTTTGATCTCTTTCACTGGTGGTATCATGCCATCTTTTTCTTCGGCCTTGGCCGTAGGAGTTGAGTCTCCTTTCTTCGCAGATGGTGAGTAGTAGCCCAAAAGCTCTGCCCTGTCTCTAGTATCGCATCCTATTGTTTGTTGTATTGGTGGAAAATCAATAGAAAAATCTTTGGCAGGCGGCAATGGCTCCTCTTGCGAGTTTATTATAGCTGGACGTATGGCAGTGTCATTGCAGATGTGCTGGACTCTATAGAGGCGATCCTGTACCTCACGTACGGTAAAGTTGTAGATGTTAGTGGCATTTGCGTGGTATGTGCCTTTGTCTTCACCGTAAAAGAATCGTTGACACGCTTGTTTAAAACCGTACCAATCGCGACCTGCGGCGCGGAAGAATTGACCTTCGAATTTCATAATCTCTTTTAGCTCCTTGAATGACTCTGAAATACCAGTGGTTCTTTGCGCACGATGTATTGCTCCTATGATGAATAATGAGAGCACGACAGATCGGAATGTTTCGGAATCAGCTTTCCATTCTTTACGGTAAACTTTGTCACTGATGACAACTTGGGTCGCATAACCTATAACAACGGCGCAAAACTCCACGTAGGAGTATTTTTCGTCTTTGCTACGGTTGGCGTACATAAGTGCCGGAATGACCAAGCTACTGGGAACGAGAAAGTGAGGTGTGTTGTCCTGATCGTACGAAAAGTTGTTCATAATCGCGTGCATAAAATCAGGGACTAGCATCACTTCCGAGCATAGCGTTGATAACGGGACGATTAGCGGTATGATATCATCGCACAATCGTGTTCGTTGTAAATTGAGAACGTGTAAACTTCCATGCTGGTTAACACGTTCGATGACAATTTCAAAGTTCTTTCCTCTGGATATAGCATATTCGGACGGCCGGATTTTCGTTCCGGTTGCCCAAAATTGCCAATTGGCCACATTATGAATGTAGGGTGCAGAGTAGTCATGCATAGAGAAAATGGCTTTGTCTTTTTCGAATATCAGTTTAGATCCGAATATGTCGCATTCCGCCAGGCGCGGGTCGTAAAGTGCAATGGGCACGTATAAATATGCGACAAGTCGGTCTATACCATGAGAATCAAATATGTTGTACATCTGATCCGGTGTTATGTCGTAGATGCTGTGAACTGCTACGCCTACTTCAGCTTGCACTCGGCACTTTTCAGCGCCGTCGATGCAACCGAGGGAATAGTCAGAACGACCTACGGAGTAATCATGGTAGACATCCTTATTGTCATTTGAAGCGGATCTCATAACATCTCTTGAAGAGTGTAATTTGAGACAATTATGGTCTGCTCCAATTTTCTTTCCGTTTGAGTCACCTATTGAAATGGTGGTTCTCTTAAGCTCTTGAATCTTCCTTACGAGCTTCTTAGCGTCGTCATTGCACCAATCATTCATAACTGCCATTTCGGTGTGCGTGGAGTCTCGTAATTGCTTGCAATTGGGATCTTGGAAGATCAGTTGCTTCGGAAAGTGGTTCTGCAGTCTTTGTGCAGACTTGTCGTCTATATGATAACGGTGTAGATAAGCGTTATCAATCTTGTTCTTGGTTAGATCAACAAGTAGTTCGCGGTAAACGTCGTCGATGGACGTTATAACGTTACTGTAGTTACTTACTGTGACAGCCTGCGATCGTGACTGGGAAAC